TAGTCCGGAACTGATGGCTGCATCATACTTTGTTCGATTGTTGATATCGAATCTTGCCCAGTCGTTTAGCGTCCTTGTAAAGTACATATTGCCCATCTCGTCAGCTTCCCTATACGTTCCTTCCGAATCAATCCCAACATACTTTTCTATATACGCCTCAATACCAGCGGCGTGCGCCTGCTTTACGTCCTCGGATGAGTTTGGTATACCGCCTATCTCTTTCTCAGACTTTGAGAGCTGGTGCTTCTTCTTGTCTGGCCTGTTCATGGCGAATGGGCGATACCCTGCCTCTTTCAGGTGGTACAAAAGCCTGGCCTTGTTGTTCTCCGCTAAGATTGGCATCCCGTAGAAGTGACACGCCATCAGAACCTCCTCAAAGAATATCTCGGCAGTCTGCGGCCTTGCTACGTATTCTAGGAAGAACTGATTCACAGGAGCGTCATCCATGTGGAACTTTGTCAAACCATGAAGCGCTCCGTTTGATCCACGACCGAACGTAACAGCCGATATGTCATACGAGTCACATCCGAAAGAACCTAAGTGCTCATTTCCAGGGAAGAATAGCCCTCCCTTTCGAATCACGTTGTTGCGCTGGTGTTGTTCTGGAAGCCACGATACCAAGAACCTTCCATTCCTATCTGGACTCCACACGACCTCGCTAAAGCGCTTTCCGTCCTTCCAGTGGAATGACCCCCTGGTCAATACGCGATCTTTGATTAGACCGTCGTTATAATCGATCTGCTGGTATATCTTGGTCAGGTTGAAGATTGAGTTCTTACTCTCGTCCCTAAATGCGTGCTGTTCAGTTCGCGGGAACTGTCGATAGAATTCGTTTAGTGCGTCTGGATCTGACTTTAGTGATTCTACTTCGTTGTTCCAGTACTGAACAACACCAATATCTACAAAGTCCCCATCAGAGTTCTCCACTTCTTCTCCAGGCTCTACGTCAAATATTGGCCATCCATACTTATCAAAGTACCCTTCAAAGTTCCATTCCATTGGAATGAACAATGCGTACAGGCCGCTCTTTGTTTGCCCGTTTGAGTTGCGCACCCTTGGGTTGGAGTCCTCGTACATCTTCTTGAAGTTGTCACCTCCTTTTGCCAATGCGTTACAGGTGGACCCCATCATGCACTTTCCGATGACCTTACTACCCAAACGCAGACACGTCTTTGTTACACGCCAGCTATTTAGGATGTTGTTTGGCTTCTCCCACTTTCCTGATTCGTCATGAACTAACAGCAACAATTTCTCTCCGTCATAACTATTGTCATCCGTGTTGTGCCAGTCAATAGACGTGTTTAGACCCTCTAGTTCATCCCCCTCCGTCTGGTCCATGTTTTTCTTCGTAATCTTAGCTGCTGGGATTCGATAGGCAAGCTCCGTCTTTGGCTTGTCCATACCATCCATGATCGGCTTAAAAAAGAATGGTAGGTTGCTGTTCATTGGCACTACCTTGTCCGTGAACATCTTCTTTGCGTCAATACCCGTCTTTGACAGTATACCTATTCGTGCATCCTTGGCCAGTGTTGCCTGGTTTATACACTCCGAGCTAGACATGAACGAGAAACCAGAACGACGGTTTTTCAGGTAGCACATACCGAAGCTCCTGTAGTCGGCCTTGCATGCCTCCCAGAATATAAAGAACACCCTGTTGGCCTCGCGAAAACTAGGCAGACCAACGTCGATCTTGGACCACTGTAAGTACATGTAGTGAGCGCCAGTCAAATATGTTGGCACATCTCCGTTCATGAACCAATGCCCATTCTCACGCCTATTAAACTCTTCCTCAATATAGTCCACCCATCTTGTCTTAAAGGTGGTGTCTTTTTTGTTCCACTCGAATATGCTCTTTATCTTTTCTAGCTCCTTCGGGAACTCAGATGCTACCCACCTGTTCTCTCCCATTGGCAAGCTCTTTGGAGCCTTAGGTAGAGCCACTCTCAGTCCATTAATATCATACACCTCTCCAACAGTTCCATCCTTGGATATAACAACGAAGTCATACTCTGGGTTATACCCGTAGTCAAACTTCTGCTTCTTGTCCTTAGGCTCAAACTTCTCTATGGTGTATAACGAGTCTCTCATTTACTAAATCTCTCAGCAAATCCCTTGTTGGAGTTTGCCCTCGCTGTCTTTGGATCGACGCCCTTCTCTGCCGCTTCGATTGCGTTCTTCTCTTCTTCGATCCTCCCAAGTATTTCGAATGCGTCCATAATGGCAAGTTTCTTCGCCGCTGCTGCATTCTTGAGTCTATCTGCGCTTAGGTCACCTTCTAGTTGTTTGCCAAATATAGGGTCCCTAGCCACTTTGATCAACTCCTTTACGGCAGCCTCTCCAGCCTTTATGATTTCTATTTTAAAGTCTTTAGATGTCATAGTTTATTACAATTCTATCGTCTGCTATGCGATATAGTATCTCGTTGTCGATCCTGAATTCGTATTCGCTGTCTTCCTTAAACCCAATCCTAGACCCTTCAGATATGCCAATGCTATTCATAAGGTCACTAGCTATAGCCATCTCCCCAACTTGCTGAACAAACTTTTCGGTATCAAACTGGAATCCATCATGAACCTTTTCTACCGGGCGAACAAAGTTATACTTACCAACAGAGTGCCACGCACCGTTTTGTTTGTACGCATATAACTGCATGTCGTCTAGGAAGTATGTCCCTGGTCTTAGTAACGAGAACGAGTCCTTCTCTCGGCCTTTCATGTCGTAGTACTTCCTAAATACGTTGTGATGCACAATGACAATATCTCCGTCCATGATAGGACCGCTATATCCAGATGGTGTAGCAACCACCACGGCATGTCGTTGAGTTACTGTGTGGTCCTCTTGTGATGAGCTTATTACAAAGTCAACATCACCAAACCTCCTAGTATTATCGTAAGTCTTGCCGTCTAGTGGTTCTACAATGAAGTAGAACGGTGAGCGCATTAGAAGTCTATGTTAAATTCTATAGATACAGGCATGTGAATTCCGAACGACTTCCACAGCATTATTTCCTTGCTCGTGTTCTCGATCCAGATCTCGATCTCCCCAACCTTGTTCCTAGATATTAAATGGATTTTACCGTTACCATTCAAAACGTCTTGATGCACAATATAGTGCATTGCATTCTTGTAGTCATTCCCTACCGATACCTTTCTGATAAGTTCCATGAGATTCTAATTAATAATATTAGCAGCAAAATTACAACAAAATAGTCAAGTGTCTTTTTTAGAAGTGACTTCTGCTCTATGTATTTGATTTGTGGTGGCAATTTCTTTGTTATGCGAATAGTGTCCGCTTTGCACTTTGTGTACACCTTTATGATGTCCTTCTCACGTATTACTTGAGTATATACAAACGAATCCTCAAGCGTGATAGTGTCGTATTCCGTGGTGGTGAATGTGTCGCGAATCTCGTGCTGTTCTACTACTACGACCGTATCAAATACTACGCTGTCTTGTAGTATTGATGGGTTTTTCTTCGTTGCTCTTTTAATATGCCACTGGGCTGAGCAGGAAGTAAGTAAGATTGTGATTAGAATTGATTGAACGAGTTTCATTAGTACTTTCCTTTGCGATTCTTAGGGCTACTTTTGGTTGACCCTCCTGGTCCAGCCCACAGGTTCTTGCAGGCCCAATATCTTGCTGTCAGCTTATTTGTCGCAGAAGAACAGTTGTGGCGAGCCTTAAAGCTCTTACGTGCAGCTGCACTATAGTTGTGGCCATACCCTTCGGCTCCGAAATGAATCAGTTTCTCCTGGCCATTGGCACACGCCTTGACCATCTTCTTCTTACCTGGCCTATCGCTAGGCCTAGGTGAGTTACACTTCATCTTGCTTTTGTCTGCCATTTTTTGCAAATTTCTCTAGTACAGATCCAAACACAGTTGACATAACCAAATACTCTACCGCACTAACCAGTTCGGGGCTAGGTGCAATATCAACATTGGAAAAAGAATTAGCAACCATAGTGAGAACCAGAGCCAAAAAACCGATTGACCCAAGGACTCGTTTGTGTGAGACGTCTCCCTCTTTGCTAGAGATCATGTCTTTTATAAACTTTTTCATTTCTTATTGATCATTAACATGTTCGCCTGACGAACCGAATCTTCATACCACTCTTCGTAGCTATCTGGGATTTCAATATTGTTTGCTTCAAGTACAACACTCATGAGCTCCATGGTCTCGTGCATCTCTTCCGCCTCTTTCTTTATTGTTTCCATTTCCTTTGCAACTTCCTCTATCGCCGTACTGTTCATGATTTTCACCTCTTCAATGGCAGCTTTCGTCATTGCAATACTAGCATGTGCGTGGTCAAGCTGCATTTCGTATTTTTTGTAAGGATCAACAGAGTTTATTTCTGTAGCAGTAGGCGTAGCGGCGGCTACTAGTGTCGAGAGTATGATGACTTGTTTCATTATTTGATAACCCCCATTTTCTTGTATACATTTAGCTCTGCCCTAAGCGCAGATGAGATGGAGTCCTGTGTCTTTAACATACTGGAGAACTGGTCTAGCTTTTGTTCGCATTTCTCTAGCCTGCTTTCACATCCAGTGTTAATGTTGTTATCCTGCTTTTCCATCCTTACATACAAGAACACTACAGCAAAGATCATGAGATATGTAACCGCCTTGGACGGATCCTTTGAGAAGTCGGAGAATGATACAGGTAATTTCACCCTACAAATATAAGGCCCCCAGATGATATTTTCTGGAGGCCCTGTTCATAGAGTAAGCCGTTGATTACTAAGCTTCTTGTGGCGTGAACTCGAAAGTCTCTAAGTTCACAGAACCCTTTCCGTACTCTTCTTCAAGAGATTTCATGAGTTCTGACTCTTCTTTTGACACCTCCTCGATCAACTCCTTGCCCTTCTGGATCATAGTTTCTACCATCCATTGTTGACGAAGCAAGTTTCCTAGCTCAAGGCTAAGTTGGTTGTTCTTTTGCTGCAACTCCTTGAGTTTAGCAATTTGTTCTTCATTTAATTTCATAATTTTATTCTGTTACTGGTGTAAGTTCTAGTTCTGCCATAACCCAGTCCGTTACTACAGAGTCGTCAGCACCCCAGTTGTCATATTCCTCTTGGGGGAATTGCAAGTTGCCCTCCAAAAGCATAGAACCTGGCTTGGCCTCTTCTTCTTGGGTTTCTGGATTCAAGACAGTCGTCTCTGTAAACAACTGCCAATACAATGCTACTCCATTAGTTGGGGTAATGGGGAAGTTCAAAACAGTTACGTTGAGATACTTTCCGGTTCCTTTGGTTGGAACAATTACGTCTTGTACTTTAATCATGATTACAAATATAATACTATTTAGAAGACATTTGTCAAAATACCATTGGTAAATTCCAAATTCCGCTGTCCAACTGGGTTTGATGGGCAACTCACGGTTCCGCTCCATCCTTGGTTTCCATTGGTTGTAATTGCTCCATCATTACGAACAACGAACTTCTCTGTATTATTCGAGTCCCTCAATTCCATCGCATTCTCACTAGAATCTGAGGTCCGACCACGAACAGCAAATTCTGTTGTGCTCAAAGGCGCAGGATTAGCGTATCCCGTTCCACCAAAGTTGACATATATGCCTTGTCCTCGACCCACTAGATCAGTGTCTAATAAGATAGGCTTATAAGAGCCCGCCCCGTTGCCGTAGTTGTATCCAGTAAACTGAACATGTGACGTATCGTTGTAGCGGAAGATAAAGCCAGATGCAGCTCCACCACCTTGCCCGCAGCCAAAGAAGGCGTAAGCGTCTCCACGGAAGTCCATGATGGATGTTCCGTTTGAGTTCTGTACCTCGAAGATTGCGTTCGCATAGG